CCTATGGACATGCAGGCCATGGATGGTATGATGTTTAAAGATCCTGAAGACGGTGAGGAATGGGAATATAATGTTTAATTTCAACACAAAAGACATGCTATGGTTAGCAGGGCTAGTTCTTAGCTTTGGTGTCACCTGGGGTATGTGGAGTGAAAGACTCAATGCTGTTGAAAAGAAAGCAAATAGTGTTGCAGAAATGCAACAAGATATCGCTGTCATCAAGGTGCAATTACAGTCCATGGATGATAAAATGGCTTGGATGGAAGAGTTTTTAATCAAAAATTATAAGGAGTTTTAATATGAGTATTTTTGGATTAGCAAAAAAAGGATTTGGTCTTTTAGGTAAAGCTAAGAAAAAAGTATCTAATGTGTCTGATAAAACCGCAGGAAATGTAGGTATGGGAGGCACTGTAGTTGCAGTTGTTGGTGGTGCTGAAGCCATTAAACGTAAAAATAAAAAAGCTAGAGCAACTAAGAAAAACAAGGAGAAAAAATAATGGACTTAGATATGCCTAGACTTTTGAAATCGGTGCGTGACCATGAAGGCTTTAGGGACCAGGTGTACTTGGATACTTTAAATAAAAGAACTGTGGGAGTAGGCCACCTCTGTGTGGAAGATTTTTGGGAAGATGATAAAAAATATTCAGAAAAGTTTTTAATGGAAATACTAGAAAAAGATTTAGAAAACGCCATATCTGGAGCAGAAGAGTTATTGAAAGATTGTAGTTTACCTTCTTTAGCTAATGAAATCGTAGTGGAGATGGTTTTTCAACTGGGAAAAACAGGGGTCTCTAAGTTTAATAATTTTTTAGCTGCTCTAAGAGACAATCCACCTCAGTGGTTGACAGCAAGTGAGGAGATGTTGGACTCACGTTGGGCCAAACAAACGCCTAATCGTGCGAAAGGCATGAGTGAAGTAATAGCTAGTTTAGCATAAGGAGGATGTATCATGTGTGAATATTGTGGTGGCGAATGCGTTTGTAGATGAAACAACTATTAATAATATTAGCTTTATTTACGTCTGTGGCAATAGCTACAGACGTAAAAGCAAACACCAATACAGTGTCGTCAACGGTTTTAAACAACTCTCCTGCAACAGCTAATGCACCTTCTATAATAAATTCCAACAGTGATATATGTAAAATTGGAATTGGCGGAAGTGTTCAAAATAATATTTTAGGCGTGGCTACAGGTTACGTGGTCACAGATGAATTTTGTGAGCGTGTTCGCACAAGTCGTGCACTTTACTCCTACGGCATGAAAGTTGCGGCGGTGAGTTTGTTGTGTCAGGACCATCGTGTCTGGACATCTATGAAAAATGCGGGGACCCCGTGCCCTGTAAACGGATTTATCGGTGCTGAAGCTGCAGCTTATTGGGAAGAAAATCCTGAAAAAATTCCAGAGGGTTCTCCTTATAGAGATGATTATCTACAAGTAAAAAAAGATGAAACAAAGGAGTTTAGTGATGCTAACCAGATTGCTCTTTTTAAAGCTATGTTTATTCTTACTACTGGTCTCCTCTTATTCTAAAGCAGAT